TCGACACGATTTCAACTTCCTTGTTGTCTCTCAATTTGGACCACGCAAGAATTTTGCAAACACGATTGCTTGGTTTGTTGAAAAGTTCCAAAATGAAGATGTTGGACTAATCTTAAAGACTCATAACAAAGGAGCATCCATCATTGATTTGGACAACGTTGAGAAGTCCTTAGCTGCCGTTCTAGAGCCTTTTCCTAATCGTAAGTGTTCTGTGTCTTTACTTCATGGAGACTTATCTGAGGCGCAAATGAAGGCCCTTTATGAGCACGATAAGGTTAAGTGCCTTATTAACATTGCACATGGTGAAGGATTTGGCCTCCCTCTCTTCGAAGCTGCGAGAGCTGGTCTTCCGATTGCAACAATTCCATGGTCTGGCCAACTTGACTTCCTTCAGTGGGATGGTAAAAACCTTTTCAATGCAATTGATTGTACTCTCAAACCAGTTTCTCAAGAAGCAGTTTGGGATGGCGTTATCCAACGTGACTCTCAATGGGCTTATGCAGATAAGGATGCTTATCAAGCATGTCTTAAGCACATCGTTGAGAACTACGAGGATTGTCTTGAGGGCGCTTCTGAGCTTCAAGGTAAGGTGTTGGAGCACTTCAATGCCCAAAGGCTTTACAAGCTATTCTGCGACTCTATAATGGGCAAAAGTTTAGAGACTCCGCAACCAATTGAAGCCATATCATTCTGCATTCCAACAAATGGAGCAAAGGCTCACAAAACAATGCTGACAGTCGAGTCAATCAAGCGAGAGCTTGGAGACTTTCCTCATGAGATAATCATTGCAGGAGACATCGACAACTTTACAGAACTTGAAGGCGTCACACTTGTAGATCAAAAGGAAGCCGCTCACACACGCAAAGTTGCAACCCTTCGCAATGCCGCCGGAGATGCCTCTCAACACGATGTAATTGCTTGGCTAGACGATGACATTCTATTGTCTAAAGGGTGGCTTGAAGACTCTCTGAGCCACTCTAAAGACACTTATTGGGATGTTCTTGGTAACCGATTGTTGAACCCTGATGGAACTCGTCACTGGGATCGTGCAACCTTGAAGCCTCATAAGATGGTTGATTATGATCATCCTCAATTCGACAAGAATCTCTATCAAACATCTGGATTCGTCATGGTCCGACGCGATGTGTTTGAGAATGTAAGATGGGATGATGAGTGTTTAGTTCGTGGAGACCAAGAAGGTGGATTGTCTGAGGATGTAAAGTTTAGTCTAGATTTGGTCAAAGGTGGATATCAATTGTCATTCAATAGTGATGCTACCGTTTGGCACGATGATCACACTTACACGCAATATTCACACTTGTGCGTCAAAAAGGAGATGTTGGAAGGCAAAGTTGATTTCACATCGGTCAAAGCAGATGAGTTTTTGGAATTGTTGAAGGAGCTAAGATGATAAAAGCATGGTGGTTTAACAATGAAGGTGAAAACTTTGGAGACGCTATTTGTCCTTGGATTTTGGAGAAAATGACCAAGCAAAAAATCGTTAGATCTGAAGATGAGGGTTCTCTGGCATCAATTGGCTCTATCTTGATGTATGGCTATTCAAGTCCAAAAGTGATTTGGGGGTCTGGTGCTATTAGTGACTATCACTCTTCTCCAATGCTCTCTCGACACAAGATTTTAGCCGTAAGAGGACCAAAATCTAGAGATAGATTATTGGAGGAGGGGCTTGCATGCCCAGAAGTTTATGGTGACCCTTCGCTACTTCTTCCATATTTGGTTGATGGTGATGTGGAGAAGGAATATGAGGTTTCATATCTACCTCACTGGGTAGACCTACAACTTTTGAGATCAAATAAGACAATCTCAGAAAATTATAACATTATAGACATAAGATCTGGAATAGATAATGTTTTAACTGAAATTAGGAAAAGCAAGAGAATTATCTCATCATCTCTTCATGGAATTATAGTTCCAGAAGCATTTGGAATCCCAAGTTATTTTGCAAGAATCTCAACACGAGTGACTGGTAAATTTTTTAAGTTTGAAGATTATTACAACTCAACTGGTAGAGAAATGAAGTGTTTCGAAGACCTCGGCGCCAAAAATCTAGACACTGATTTCATAATAAACAATTATGAAAACTCAACACCAGAAATAGATCTCAAGCCTTTGTTGGAGGAGTTTCCTTTTGAAATAGTCAATGAAGCACTAGTTGAAAAATTTCGGTTGTAAAAAAAATAAAATTTTTACTTATTTCTATTGACAGCACCCCAAATTTGTGCTATAATAAGACTATAACTTTTTAATAGGAGATGTTATGGATCATAAATTATCAAATCAAGCCGTCGGAGCGATCATGATGGCACTTCAAAAATCTCTTTTAGAACAGAGCGATATCGTTCCTGTTCTTAGAGAATTTGAAATTCAAGTTGACGACGCAGGACAGTTAGTGGTTATGAACCCACCGACTTTCGAAGTCAAAGACTCTGTCAAGGTTGACAAAGATGCCTAGATACACTTACAAGTGTTCTGACTGTCAAGAGGTATTTGATGTTGTTCATGGAATGAATGACGAGCATTTTACGTGTGGCTTCTGTCATTCACGAAACATCCGTAAAGTGCCTCAAATGCCTCATGTCGCTCGCAAAACTACTCCAAAGGGTGGTAAGGTAGGCGATGAAGTAAAGCGTGCCATAGAAGAAAATAGAGCCCTTCTAAAGGAAGAGCGAAAGATAAGAGTGGAGTTGCCTGATGACGATTAGTTTATGGTTAGGAATAACGCTAGTGACATCACTGGTAGTAAACGGAGTTTTGATCTGGTTCTCCAAAGAGCAATCTAGAGAGTTGACAACGATCGCTGACAATTCCGAAGATCTTTTGGAAATGATGAATGGATTTAGAAACCACCTTAAAGCGGTTTATGAACTCGATTCATTCTATGGAGATGAAACGCTAAAGGCACTGATGGATCACGCCGGTTCCTTATCAGTAATCCTAGAAGATCAATATGGTGATATTGCCTCACTATCAGAACCGGTTGAATATGAAGAAATTGGAGAACAAGATGCCCCGCAAGAGAACGAAAAAGAAAAACATGTACTTTACGCAGGAACACGAAGACGCGATAGTTAAGTTTTGTTCCGTTGAAGATCAAAAGGTAAAAAACGATCTTTATAGAACAATGATTCAACCTGTGTTTTCACAAATGGTTGATAAGATTGTCTTTACTTATCGATTCACGAGTCTTCCTGACATTGACGATTTGCGAGATGAGTGCAAGGTTTATTTGACAACCATCTTGGGTAAGTTTGATCCCGCGAAAGGATCAAAAGCTTTCTCCTATTTCTCAGTCGTCACCAAGAACTGGTTTATTCACAAAGTCAAAAAGCACAAGAAGAAGCTAGAGCGAGAAGTCCCATTGGCAATTGCAGAATTGGATCCGGACTTACACTTCGTTGATAAAGCTGAGACTTTTCAAGAAAAGAAAATCCGTCAAGAAATGATGGTCAATCTACGAGAGGAAATGGCATCTTGGAAAGTAGACTTTCAGAAAGAAAAAGAAAAGAAGGTTTACGATGCCGTAATAATGTTGTTCGACTCAGCAGAAGACATTGAAATCTTTAACAAGAAAGCTATTTATCTATACCTCAGAGAGTTGACAGGGATGTCAACCAAGCAAATAGTTTCTCAATTAAATAAGATGAGAAAGAAGTACAGAGACTTTAGAGAAGATTGGGATAACGGGGAAATTTAACGAAGGACTAATTAGTTTCATGAGCAGTGACAAACATATAAAGCAAGCAATCAAAAACATCGACGACGACCGAGAAACAACTCGGGAACTTCTTGATGATGCAATGAGACATCTGGCACAAGATCCTTCGAAACACAGGGATCTTGGCTTAATCTTGGCAAAATATGTTGAGACGCTCCAAGGATCGAATGAGCAGCTGGTGAAACTTTGCGGCCTGATGGCTAAGAATGAAAAGTCTGATGAGTTGACTGACAAAGATTTCGCTCAGATCTTTGATCAAATACAAAACTCGGATGCCGACAAAGATGACAATTGAATCACAAAGCCAGCTATTAAAACCATCAGACAGGAATGAGTATCGCGTCGAAAAGGTCCAAGACCTTTTAAACAAATCTCCGACACCAGATACTTTTGAAGCATTTGTTTACACTAACCATAGCACAGAGGAACCAGCAACAACTGGTCCAATCTTCTGTAGAGTGTTTAGTCCATCATTCCACGACGCTGGTAGCACTAATCCAATTGACGCCAAGTCTCGTCAAGAGTATAATTCTGCAATCCAAGCCTGCGCGCAGGGAACAGTAAGATCCGACCACCCAAACGCAGAATCTCTCACGAATGGCTCGATTTGGATATGTAAGAAGGAGGGAGCATTGGTGACCCTTATCTCTCTTAAGCAAGGGTCCTCTTTTTCTTTTGACGACGCATCCGGTGGCGTTACCGGTAAGGCTGGTGGTGCCATGGATGCGTTCGTTGGTAAAGCTAAGAAGCCTGTTTTGAAAGTTACCAGAGCAGCAGGTGCAGAGATTCAATTGATAGCAAGATCAGATTTGCAAGCCCAATTAGATAAATATTCCCACTTTAGGAACTTCTTCGAGGAGTTCAGAAAGCGACTTAAAGAAACTGCCTTTACTGGAACAACCATCCAAGTCAACTCTTTGTTTAGGGACGGCCCTATGCAAGCAAGCGCTATGATTGGCGGTCGATTTAATGGATCCGCATCTTCCTTAGCTGGTTTTAGAAGGTGGTTCTTGAATACTTATACTGAAGGAGCAAAAACCAACGTTGGTCCAAAAAAAATCATTTTCGGCACTGAGTGGCGAAGCGTAGCGAAATTACAAAAAGCACTTGGTGACCAATACACAAAGCAGATTGAAGCCGGTTGGCACAAGAATGGCTCTGGACATTCTACTCTAAAGGCGATGGACATTAATACAAACCAGCAACCTTATGAAAATGTCATTATAATGTTGGAAGTGCTAAAGGATATGAAATCTGCCGGTTGGGTCAAGAGCTACAATTGGGAACAAGTGTGGGATCACAAGAAGGGCAGCCCAGAGGTTGGTCTTAAAATAAGGAGAGAAAGGGGGGTGTTTGCACCAGCAGAACACATTCACCTAAGTGTAACAGCAGAACCGGAGCCAGAAGTTCATGAAACATCGTAAAATCAAAGTAAAAATGACAGAGGCTTACAATGCTCTCGTTCATCCAACCCGAAAAGACATTTCAGAGTTTCTAGAAGCTCAAAAAGATAGACTTCCAGCACGCTCTGGGCTATTCCTAACGGATGACGATGAGAAGCTACCAGCATTCTCACCAGCACCATGTGAAAAGGTTTTTAGCAGAAAGTCAGTAATCGTCGATGAGACAACAGGTGAGACAGCCAAAGCAGGCGCTCGAATCGTGCTTACTAAAGATAACTATGGTGCTCGATCTACCGGCCTTGGCGGAGCGGGCGGAACCAAGTGTGAAGCTATCGACATCGTTGCAGGACAGCTTTCGGCATCTGAAGAGATTCGAACATCGTCCACGAAGTCTAGAGCAAACTTTGCTGAGGATGGCGCTAGAATCTATCTCACGGAACGTGGGAACATCAATCATTACTTCGCAACAGAAAACTCTGACAAACTCACAGCAGTTTCGGACAGCTTAAAGTCCGGAATTGGAATCAAAGCCGATCATACACTTATAATAGGTCGAGAGAGAGTTAGAATTCTGGCTGGTCTTGCAAAATTCAATGGCAAAGAAAGGCTAGTAACGGGATCGGACAAGGTAACCGCTAAAATCGAAATCGGAGCAATTACTGAAAACGACTACCAACCAGCCGTTCGTGGTGAAAATCTAGTCAACTATCTTTACGTAATGAAGGATTTTATCGATACACTAGCTGGCAAGGTAGATGAAATGGAACACCAGATGGCTCTATATAGAATTGCTTTAGCAGGACACGTCCACATCGTAGCTGTTGCAGGACCGTCAACACCATCGCCCACAGCAGTAACCGAAGGACTGAAGGGTGTTAGAAAGATTTTTGCTCAAAAGCTTGAGGGGATCGTTGAAGAGTTCCACAAAGGAAAAACCGAAAGGCAATTCTTGGGAACCAAAGATGGGGCAATGAAAGGCGTTCCAAGCGACTACATCTTAAGCAACACTGTATTTATAGGAAGGTAACATGTCAGAAAATTTCGAACAATTTCAACCAAAGGTTTGCGGCGGCATACCGGAACCATTGCCGCTGAAGAAACTATGCCCAGCTTGCACACCAAACAAATCTTTTATCGCTCCTGATTGGAGACAGATTCCTGAAGAAGCCTATTTGGATGAAGCTGCATGTGAATACAAGATTTGCGTAACAATCAACAATGAAGGCAACTCGTTCACAGCAGCAGAGTTTCGAGATGCTATAGGTTCGAACAAGTATCCTACGAGAGATCATTTATTTCGATCCTTTGTCCAACCAGCAATACGACTGATCCTTCAAGACACAGATAAATTAATAGCCCAACAAATCATTTGCGCCACCCACGACGGTCCAGCATTTGCAGGAAGAGTTGCAAACGAGTTATTGCAACAATATGACAACTTTGATGGCATCTACATGGACCTCAAGGATGATCCTCTCGGAGAAGCGAAAGACTGCCCAGATCTTGTTACAAACACTGTTTTTGGAGCAACATCATTCGACCCCGAAGAACCCCTATCGTTTACCCAGTTTGTACTTCAAAACATTTCAAACGAAGTGAAGAACCCATTTGCTCTCGAGCTTTACGCAAGAGCGATTGATTTCGACATAGACCCAATGCAGAACTTGCTTAAGGTTTTGGTTTCAATCCCTGCTTTCATTCTAGATTCTGTTCCGGATAACCCAACAAGTGGAGAGATTCAGGAATCCGCCGAGACAACGAAAGGAGAAGTCGAAATAGATGTTAAGAAATTCTTCGGACAAATCTTCAGACTAAAAGCATCATTAATGGCATATGCAACATATCAGTCTTACTTCTATCAGACTCAAGATGGGTTTTTGAAATTCAAAGAAAGCGGTAGTGATTATTATGCCTCTTCGTTTTCGAGTAAGATTGACACATTCTATGATGACCTCAAAGCAGAGGCAAACAATAAAAACAAGCCTCGCAAAAAACGATGGAACATTCGATCAAACATTCCAAGTGTGATAGTGAAGAATGCCGACAAGATTCGCATCACATTTATGGACGGCGAAAATGGAAATCCTTATCGAATCAAGCGAGTCGATGCTAAAGTAGAAGGTTGTGAATATCAACGCATCTGTGGTCGAAACAGTAAGTTTGCAAAGAAGTATAGCTTGAAGCCAACGATAATGAATTACATTGCAAAAATAAACGAAATAGACATTGCTCTCAAAGCACGCGAATCCTACCCATGGCTCGACTTCTTGGTTAAGTTCACCTATCCACTTTTGGTCGTAGACTATGGAACGCTTAATGAAGAGTCCGTCAAAGATTCTCTAGGGGAATGTGTCGCAGACAATATCCAAGACTTCGGCGGAGAATTAAAGGATTACATCCTAAATGAGGCTCTGAGTTTGGTCCAAGCAATTGCTTATGAGTTCAACTCGAAAGAGTCATGTAAAGATCTTCTTGCTGATCCCGAGATTGAGAAGAAGTATTTTGAGAAAAGCCCAACGCCTGGTCTTGATGCAAACAGAGACTTGTCTGATGATGACTTGCAGGCAGGAGCTAATGATTTTATCAACGAAGACATCGATAAGTTGCGAAAGGAAATGAGAACACTCCAAGAGCTAATAGCATCAATGATTGTCGAACGAGGTGAGTTGGAGAGAGAAAGAGACATGTTTATTGGGTTCATTGCTGACGGCGCTGCCACCAATGAAGCATTGAGGCAATATGGAAGAGAAAGAGATAGGGCCGCTAGGGCTTCTATGAATCTCACAAAAGAGATCAATAGAGCCGACGAGAAAATAAAAAATATCAAATCTAAAATTGCACCACTTGGTGCTGAAAGCGCCAGTTTAGAGATTTCAAAGAAAAGAGAACGTCAAGTTCGAAGAAATGTGGCTAAAACAGCTAGAAAAACATCACGAGCAGAAGGTAACCCTTATTGGAAAGAGGCAAAAAAACTCGCACTTGAAGAATTGAAACATCAAGACGGAATCTTGTCTCAACTAGTTGACATAGAAATCTTTATGAATTCTGGTGAGATCACATCACCTAAAGCAAATGACAAAGCAGAAGCGGCCCCGGAGGACCTCTTAAAGAGAGCGACCATGTGCGGCATCAAGTCTCTAACGATAGGTGCAATCCAGTGTCTATTCTCGGGTGTAACACAAGAAGCAGCTTTCAAGAAGATCGTCGAATCGGCTTTAAAAGCTATGGATATTGATGTCATGGGCTTCTTCGTCCAAGGATTACCACCAGCAAAACAATCGGAACTCCGAGAGATGGCAGAGAAAAAGTGGGCAGACATGCCAATGCCATGGGAAGAAGGTTTTACGGCAGGCGGGTCCCAAGATGCAAATCCTTATTTGTCGTATTTGAACCAAGATGGCGAAATGACAAACAACTTAGCCTCCCTTAAAGATAAACTAAATACAGACTTGGCTGACTTCGGGAATCAAATTGTAGAAAAGCAAGCGCGCATAGAAGAAGAGACATCATTTTTGGAAATGGATACCGCAGTGAGAGATTTGGTTTCAAACGATGAGGATGGTAATCTTGACCAAAATGTGAAAGGGAATATTCGCAAACTAAGAGCCGAAATTCAACAACTCGAAATTGCTCGTAAAGACATCCAAAAACAACTCGAAAAATTTAAAGAAGAAGACTTCTCGAAACTTCCACCAGAACGGCAACAAGAACTTATCGCAGCTCAAACAAACGCCCAAGGAACTCTAGGCACAGCACTGGGAGATATCCAAGCTGAGTTAATCAACATGTACATCGAAAACATGATGGATGTTGTTGGAATTGATGAGTTAATGTCTCACCTTGATCGATTCCCCGGTGGACAATTAGTCCAGCGCTATCTCAATCAGGTTGGATGTGCCTTTCAGGGGCTCCACAATCCTCCTGTAAAGTCTTTTCTCTCGACCCTATCGTTTGACCCTTGTGGTGATGGCAACGCCGGCATAAGCTTTCCAGAGAAGATGAGAGACTTTAATTTCAGAGATTTAAAGCCTTGGAAAAAAGATTTCCTTGCAATCTTACGCAACAAATTCGTTGCCAAACTTGAAACAGTTTTGACACAAATTTTGGTTCGAATGATCCTCAAATTGATAAAGACAGTTGATGATGCTCTATGTAAAGGCATAAACGCTGCAGGGCAATTCGCAGCAGGACTTTTGACCGGTAATAACCAAGGCCTCGATGAAGCAGTAAAGGACGCTTTTTGTCCGAATGCTGACAGCGACCTTGACAAAATCAAGGAAAACCTTTTCAACAACGCTCTTGGTAAAGGCGGTGGTGGACTTCAAGCTCCGAACACTGGAGCATATGACTGTCTATTTCAAACAATGAATGCAACAATGTCAAAACAAGAAGTCATTAATCTCTTAACAAACACTCCATCAAACATGGATTCAAACGTTATAACAAAAATGTCGCAACTTGTCAATTCTCGATGCCCTGACCTAGCTGGAGTTCTTGGAGATCCTGAAGATATTAAGGACTGCTTTGGATCAATGCAAAAATTCATCCCACCAGAACTTCGAAAATTCCTAAAAGAACAATCAAACCTAGTACCCGAAGGTCCAATTTTTGATTCAATCTGCTTAAGTCAATCAGAGCTCGATCAATGGAATGAAGATAGGAGATCAATCTATATTAGTAATGGACTTGACGGTGAAACCGCTCAAGAGCTCGTAGATAAAGCTAATGAACGTGCACTTAATGACCTAGGCACTGTGTCTGACATGCTTCAAAAAGGTCCTGAAGGGCTATTGGCGGAAGCGATAGAGGACCTTTTCAAACAATCTGATCCTGCATGTGAAACTGATCCATCGGCCATTGTTTTAGAAGATGAAGATCTTGCAGCTGAGAAGCTTGACATGTTGAGTAATTTTTTCAAAACAATCGAAAAGAAGTTTATCTCAGATCTCATAAGAGGAAGGCACTCGATTCTAGGTAACATTCTCGTTGACACTCATGGAAATAGACTTAATAAGCACAACAGGAGAGCGGGACAACCCTTCATCCGTCCAAATTATGTAGATAATGAAGAAATGCTCCAGAGACGAAAAGATAGTTGGCCATTTCAGGTTGACTTCAAAATTCCATTGATTGACGTAGACTTTGGCTTCCCCTATGACTTAGACAGGATGAGAGGTGAGTATCCAGAAACAGTCGGCGGCCGTTTGATGCAAAAAATGCAGAGCATGAACATTAAGTACGACTCAAAAGCCAAAAATACAATCGTCATGAGTTTCAAAGACATCGAAGATGATCCCGACTATGAAAGCAAGCTCATTTACCGTGTTCTCCCAAGGCGCAACCCAACCCATCTTATAAAAGTTGATGAAACCTTCCACCGCAAGATGTCAAAAGAAGAGAAACAGAAACTCGGACTTGAAGGAGTTGATTTTGGAGCTATTGAGAGTCCGAACTCAAGCCGCTTTAAGATTAAAGATGTGTCTGTTCAAGACATGACAAGTGAGATTGACTATAGCATCTTTAAAGAACACTTTAATGTCGAGACGGTTTTGTTCCGAAACTTCCTCATGAAGAAGGCAAATGTTATCATGGGCAACTCGACTCTCGATAAGATCGAGAAGATCACTGACGCGTGGAATCTTAAAGCTTTGAATTTTGTGAAAGAATCAATTATTAAAAAGCCGAATGGTAAGACTCCTGTTGGATTTCGCTTTGGCGCTGATGATGAACAAAAAGTAACATTTAGAGATATGCTCTATGTGAACCCTGAATCCGACCCCAAAGACATGACAACTTGGTACTATAACAAGTTCCCATGGAACAAGGTGTTGGGCAAATCCGCAACGGAACACCCTAGGGTGCACTTTTTGGACCCTGCTATTCATGGAGGTGCTTATTTATTTCCTAAGATTTACGTTGAACCTGCATCCTATAGTGGTTGGATGGGAATGATGAAAACATTTATCCCAGAAGTGGAAGTTTGTGAAGATGTCGACAATGGTTTTTTGCAGATACACAACATCGCAAAGAGAGCTAAGAAAGTTGAAGGCTCGTTACCAATAGATAAGCGTCTATCTCAAGCACCTGAGTGTCGTTTCGAAGTCCCCTATGATAGACAGTTGACACCCGCCAATCATGGAATATTAGAGGGGGTCCTAATGGCAACTTTGAGAACTTATGGAACACAGTTTATCCTGAGGACTATGCCAATTTTAGGATCTTTAAGGTTGTCTCTAGAAAACTATGATGACTCATTGTTCCGGATGATGTCCGAAAAGATGGAGCAAGAATTTATAGGCGAAGAAGGTGTTTGGGACATCAACATGGTTAAGTCATACACTTACTATTTGCTTTTTATCGAACAGTGCGTCCAAGTTGCACAGAGACAAATCAAAGATGGGCTACTAGAAGAGACTCCGGAAATGACAGAGGCTCTGCAAAAATTAAACAGAGTTCAGATGGATTTTCCCAAAGAAACGAAGAGCCCAAGAGGACTCGAGATGACCATCAAGGGTGCGGCGATAATAGGCCACAATGCAGATTGGGAAGAATATTTTAATAAATTTGAACCATCCGAGTATAGAAAAAGGTTGAGGCGGATGTTACCTCACCGCAGAAGAATGGCGATGAAAGTTGCAGCTATTCACGATTCGAAACAACATGCCCAAGTTTTTCTAGATGCATTAATGAGAAAAGAAATGTCTGGAATGACAAATAGAATAAACCAAAATATGAGACCATTGCCTCATATTTGGAACATTAAGAAATATGCTTTATCTAAAAAAGGAATTATAAGCTTGTCAAGCATTAAGGCCGGACAATCCGATGTTGAAGTTGAAATTGTTAAAGGTGCATCAAGACCTGCATATGGATCTGTTATTGATTGCCCAACAAGTGGAAACAGCTCATCACCGGCTTCGATACTACCAATCCCAAAACAAGGCGCAATGTTTCTCGAGAAGTACGTCAGAACAATCTCAAAAGATGACCACGAACAAGTGATGACCGTCAAAGAATTCAAGCAACTTATAACAAGTCCAGGACGATTTGACGAGAACTCAAAACTATCTGATTATTTTGGAAATGCCACAGTTTTAAATGGCAAGTTCTACGGCACGATTGGTGTTAAGTTTGGGGTAAGATTGATCTATGTCCCGCACGAGTCTCTTGGGATCTCATCTAATCTTGATGATTCGAAGGAAAGGCTCGGAAAAGTCGGATCTCGGCATCATATCTCCTTTACTCATTACGAACATGACGTTCTAGATAAAGCCATTAAGGACATCGATTTTGATGATGAAAACATGGGAGAAGATCTCAAGTGCTACGTTGATAATCTCGTGGAGACCGATGATTTTAAATTTGTGTTCGAGACTATCATCAAGACAACAACATTCTCATCTCTGTTTGCAATCTACTCCTACTACAACTTTTTTGAATCAATCGGCTTGGGCCCTAACGAAGTCGAAGTATATCGGCAAGACAAAATTAAGAATAAATGGAAGAGAAAAGTTTTTGATAGTGTAAAGAGAACACTCAAGAGGCAATTTAGATCAACCTATCGCTCAGATGATGATGAATTTGAAGGTAATAAGCAAGAGAGACGTGAATTCGATGCGAAATGGGTGGGCAATTTATTACCAGACTCTTATATAGGAATAGATGGTGGTGTTCGTTGGTGGCAATCTGTGAGAATCGTAAGCGTCAAACCATTCGGAATAGACGGTGAAGACTGTCTTAACGATTTTCAAAAACTTTTCAAGGATTAAAACTATGTCAATTTCAATTATTTTTCCGCTGGAGTTTCTTCCTGATGCAGTCCCAAACCCTAGGCTTGGCATTGAAGGTAGATACTCTGTCAGCACTAGCGCCATGGGCGTTGGATCTTATGCAGATTGGAACCAAAGCGACGCAATCAAGCAGAATCTCAAAATGCTTCTATTGACTAGAGCAGGTGAATATGTCATGGATGCTAACTATGGCATCGGTCTTCAGGATTATCTATTCTTACAAGAACAAGAGATTGACACTGGTAATTTAGAGTCCATAATTAGGACACAGGCCGAATCTTACATGCCCTACATGACAATCTCGGATTTACAGGTCACTCTTGAACCAATAAACTCAATGATGAGAATAAGAATAGAATTCTTTTATAATGAGCTAACAATTCCTGAAGTTTTTGAACTTGAAGTTATTTAGGTCAAACTATTTAGTCTTTGTAGAGGGGCCATAAATGTCAAAACAAAAGAAAACACCAATAAAATACACCAGCAGAGACTTTGATTCGATTAAATCAGACATCGTTGAACATGCTAAGAGATTCTATCCAGAACAATGGAAGGACTTCACAAAGGGAACTATCAACTCGTTACTAGTTGATTCTGTTGCTTATGTTGGAGATGTCCTGTCTTACTATTTGGATTATCAAGTAAACGAATCATTCATGGACTCAGCAATTGAGTTCAACAACATTCGAAAACATGCGAGATCTATGGGATATAAGTTCGCAGGTTCCGCAAACTCCTATGGCTTCATCTCCTTGTTTGTCTTGGTGCCATCAAATCCAGACGGAACAGCTCCAGACTTTAACTACATGCCGATTCTCCAAAAGGGCTCATCATTTACTGCCTCAACTGGTGGTGTCTTTACTTTGACGGAAGATGTTGCTTTTGATAATCCAATGAATGACATGGTCGCTGCCAAATTTGACTCGTCAACTGGACAAACAACTCATTTTGCAATCAAAGCTGTTGGACAAGTTGTTTCTGGAGTATTCTCGAGAATAACTGTTGATCTTTCAAATTCAACATTTGAGAAGTTTAAAAAGATAAGAATTGGAGATTCAACTTATAGCGAAGTCTTATCAGTTAAGGACTCAGATGGAAACACTTATTATGAAGTTGACAATTTGTCACAAGAAGTTGTGTTCAAAGAAACAACGAATAGAGAAGCTTCTAGTGATGGCGTAAGAAGCATTTTAAAGCCGTTTGTGGCTACTAGGCGGTTCGTTGTAGAACAAGACGACACTGGAACCTATCTACAATTTGGATTCGGTTCAGAAGACTCTGAAGCTGAAGAGATAGCTGACCCAGCAAAGGTTTTTCTCGAGATGCATGGAAAGAACTACATTTCCTCTCAAACATTTGACCCATCAAAACTTATTGGCTCAACTAAGCTCGGAATCGCTCCATCAGGAACAACCCTCACAGTTATTGCCAAAGCCAACACAACCGACCTTTCAAGTGCTGGAGCAAATTCTATCACATCTGTTGGAACAGCTAGAATGAAGTTTCCATCAGAAATTAATCTTATAGGTTCAAAGAAGTCCGGAGTTGTTAGTTCTCTTGAGTTAACCAATGACGAACCAATCATTGGATCAGCCGAGAGAATGACAAATGAAGAACTAAAACAACGAGCTAAAAGCTACTACGCTGCGCAAGGTCGCGCCGTTACTCGACAGGACTATGAGTCACTCATTTATAATATGCCAAATAAGTTTGGAATCATCAAGCGCGTAAGTGTAGTTAATGATCCCTCAGCAACTAATCGCAGAATGGCAATCTATATCTCTTCAGAAGGAGCTGATGGTAAACTATCATCCGCTAATGACCGAATCAAGCAAAACATTAAGAACTGGTTGTCACAATACAAGTCGCTCAACGATGTCATCGATATCTATGATGCAAAAATTGTGAACTTCGGAGTGGATTTTAAGGTCTCTATCGATCCTCAGTTTTCAAATGAAAACATTTTATCCCGATGCAACGCCGCAATCCGCGACTATTTCTCGAACCAATCTTACATCGGAGAGCCAATTTATATCACAAGACTTTACGCAATCCTCTCAAAGGTTGAAGGCGTTGCTGATGTCAAAAGAGTCAATGTTTATCAAAAAACTGGTGGAAATTACTCGATGGTTCGAATGAATTTTAAAGAAGCAATGTCTCAAGATGGAACATTCATCAAGACACCAAAAAATGTTATTATGGAATTGAAGTTTCCAACAACTGATGTCAAGGGAGTATTGGTCAGATGATTAAACGCTATTATGCAACAAAGGACAACACAATTACCAATGCTTTCCGTGAGAGCTTTGCCACAAGTGGCAGTGATGCAAACATGGGAGCTTCCGACATCCTCGAGGTTTTCTCAATTTACGGACAAGTTCTTGATGAGAACGATGCTTATTCTCTTGAAGAAGCTCGAATTCTTATTGAGTTCGACATTGCCGAGATTCAAGCCGACATTGCAGCAGGAACCCTAGACGCTGGTGCACAGTTCTATCTACGACTATTCAATGCAGAGCATGGCAGAACATTGCCGATGAATTTTGAACTTGAAATAGACACGATTACTGCACCATGGGAAGAAGGCACGGGCTTAGACATGGAAAGCTATATGGACCTTACTTATGATAAGGGATCTAGTTGGAAAGAGAAGGGCGCTGGTGCTATATGGACAACTCAGGGCGGAGATTTTACAGGTTTGCCCGTTACAGCAGAATTTGACGAAGGCTACGAAGACCTGTTGGTGAACATCACTGCATTTGTAAATGCATGGATAGGTGATCCTGCTACGAATTTCGGTCTTATTGTTAAACTACCAGCAACAGCTACCGCAGAGACTCGTTCATACTACACAAAGATGTTTTATGCTCGAGGGACAAGCAACTTTTTCAAGAAGCCTGCTATTGAAGCCCGTTGGAGCTCTCAAACAACTGATCATCGAACATCGTTTCTGTCTGATGTAGAAAGCACTGTTTATCTTTACAATGAAGTTCGAGGCCAACTCACAAATCTTGATTCACCTGTCACCGTTAAATTCTATGAAGAACTTGGTGGAACAGAAATTGCTGCAACTACAGCTGTAACAAATCCCGAAACAGGTGTTTACGAGGCCGAGGTGACCCTTACAACGGCTGCTAGCACAATCTACGACGTTTGGTCCGAAGATGGAACAGAAGTCGTTACAGGATCAATTACGGTCCTCTCACAAGAGCAATCCACAAAGCCGAGCGTAAGTGATCTCGTTGTTTCCACCCTCAACAACCAAGATGCCCACTCAGCGGGTCAAACCTCTCGCTTCTATTTTTATATCCGAGAGAAAGATTGGTCTCCAAACATTCACACTGTCGCAACCTCGAGACCTGATTCGAAGGTGTATGACAACCTTAAATTTAAAATTTCCAAAGTCGTAACGGACGAAGTTATCTTCGACTACAACATGACTGACGGATCAACCACACTATCCTATGACTCAAACGGGAACTTTTTCGATCTTGACATTAGTATGTTAGAACCTAATTATGTTTACGAAATCAAGTTAGCTCTATTTAATGTAATGACCAAGAGTTATCAAGAGCTCCCTTTTAAGCATAGATTTAGAGTGGTAAACAATGAGTATTAAAGATTTATTCGGAAAGACTTCACCTAGCCTCGAAGAAACCGTCCAAGACGTCGAGAGCGTCGCATTTGTAGAAAACAAGACATCAGCAGACCAAACCTATCATCCACAGATTGATTTCTCAGATCCTGAGAATTTTGTCTACTATGGTTCCGCCGAGCTTTACTATAACGCTGCTATTCGACGAATCTACGAAGACTATCCCTATGATGGTTCGAAAGCTGAACAGATTGAGTTTGAAGAGAAAGCTTCTGCTTTAGAACGCTGGGTCTTCGAGAACAAGTATCCAAAGACAACTGGACATGTCAAGCTTGGTACAACTGCAAACTTAGGCGGCCTATCTGGAATCTAT